GATGAAACAGAAATAGCGGCTGAAGATAAGCCAAAACTAAAACTAAGGAAAGAGAAGGAGGTGACAACTATGGATTTAGCCGAATTAAAAGAAAAACACCCGGAATTAGTAGAAGCGATTCAACTTGAGGTAAAGAAAGAGGCTGATATTGCACTTGCGAAGAAAGAAACAGAATTCTCAAAGGAAAAAGAAGATTGGACTAAAGAGAATGAGAAACTTACTGAGCAAACACTTCAGCTTGAGAAAAAAGAAGCTATTCGAGCTGAAAATGAGTTGAAGAAATCTGCTAATGATATCTGGACAAAGAAACTGTCTGAAAGTGATATTCCTGAGACTTTATTCGACAAAGTACGTCAGTATGTGTCTCATGTAAAATTCACTGAAGAGGGTATTCTTAATGTCGAGAAATTTGGGGAAGCGGTTGATGCTGAAATCAAGGATTGGGAAGGTAGAGGTGTTACCTCCAAAATTCTTGGTTCTGGGTTTACAGAAAAGTCAGTTGATGAGACTGTCTTAGCTGAGACACAGAAAAGTATTGATGATGATGTGAACAAACTAAGAGCAAAGGTTGGTGTAGCGCCTTTGAAAACAGAATAAAGGGGGTGAGTTATTATGCCTATGGATATACCACAAGTTAATTATGGATTGCAGACAGACTATAAACGTCTGTATTACTCCGAGCCGGAAGCAGCATTAAAGGTTCCTGTTACACTTATGGCTGGTTATGGCAAATTGGAACAAGGAACTGCTCTTGCGTTGAATGGCTCTGCTGGTGGTCAGAAAGGAAAGGTCTTTCCTTATGACCCAGATGCGGCGCCAACAGGGAAACTTGTTCGTCCTGCTGCTGCTTTTTTGGTTTCCAGTACAGGAACTACCGGTCTTTCTGTTTATGTAACATTGGAGGATAGTTACAAGTTTGAAGTTGGTGATGATGTCTTTCTTGAAGATGATACTACTGCCGCTGAGAACAAAGGAGCTATCACGGCAATTGATCGCACCACATATACGAATATGGCAGTAATTACATTTACCACCACAATAGGTGGTACAGCTTTTACAACTGCCAGATTTGCATATATTGCTGTTGAAGGATACACCACTTGTGTAGGAATTCTTGAAGTAACAAGAGACACAGGAATAGGTGTTTTGGCAAAGGGCGCTGTAGCAACCATGATATTAGGTAACTGCGTTCTTTATAACGGAATGCTTACAAATTTTGACTCTGCGGCTGTTTCCGATTTATCGGCTGCATCGTTTGGTCAATATGTATATATCAGATAAAAGGAGGTGATTTACTATGCCTAGAGGATCAAGTGATATATCAGTTCTGAGGCTAGAAGTTCTTCAGAAGTTTATGGAGACTTTTATGTCCCCTCCGAATTTGATATTAATGAATATTTTTGGCTCTTCAGCTTCCCCATCTAGTACAGTTAAGTGGGAAAGTCAGAGAGGTGGCAGAGGGATGACTCCTTTTGTTCCGCCTGGGGCTCCTGCTCCGTTGACATCCCCACATGGGATTGCACAACACTCTGCTGAAGCTGCCTACTGGAAAGAGAAGATGTATTTTGATGAGGAATTCTTGAACAACTTGAGAAAAGCAGGAACCTCTGCTGAACATCAAAGTGCTTCTGCAACTTTGGCAAGGGAACTCGCCTTGCTTTCTAATCGCTCTAATCGAAGAAAAGAGTGGATGTATGCCCAAATGCTTTTCAATGGAAGTTTTGATTATGCTGTGAAAGGTGGTTACAAAGCTACTGTTGATTATTCTATTCCTTCTGATCACAATGTCACTCTTTCGCAAGCATATAACTGGGATGATGGAGCAAGTAAAAACATTCTTGGTGACATTCAGGACGGTAAGAAGAAAATTTCAGACGACTGTGGAGGTCTTGTTGACTTAGCAGTTTGTAATTCTACTGTCTTAAAGTATTTGGCAAATGATGCTACGATGCGTGCAATTCTTCAGAAAAATGCCTTTGGAGATGGTGGTCTTTACAAAGGAAATCTGCATAATATCATTGGTGTGAATCCTAAAGTTCTTGGTGCCCTTTTGGATATCTCGAATTTTGTAATTTATGATGAACGCTATGAGATTCGTGCATGGTTGACTTCCGCTGTTTCCGTTGGTCAGTCCCATGTTGAAGTAGACGATGTTTCTGATTTTGAAACAGGTCAGGCAATTCGTTTCTATGATGCGAGTGCTGGAACGTATGAAGACCGTACTATTTTTGGTATTACTACGGAAACTAATATGATTCAGCTTTCCCAGGGGTTATCTTCTGCATACAAAGCAAGTGAGGATTACGTTACTATGGGTAAGTCTTTCATACCAGATGATAAATTTGTTATGATGGCTACTAAAGTTGACGGACAGCCCATTGCTGAGTATAAGGAAGCTCCGTTTGGTCTTGCTCGACATTATGGTCAGTTTACTGACAAGAATGAGAAGTGGGACCCTGAGGGGGTCTATATCCGAGTACAGGATAAAGGCATTCCTATTCTGTATCAACGAGACGGAATGTATATTCTGGATGTTAAAGCTACTGCTGGCGATGTTATTTCAAGTACTACGACATCATCCAGTTCATCTACAACCTCAACTACTGCTTAATAGTAGTTAAATAGAAAGGCAATCGACATGAAAATCGAAAAAGTACGAGTGAAAACAACACTAAAAGCTGGAAAAACAGTTTGGCAGAAGGGGCTCATTTTAACTGAGCCCCTTCCAAAAGACATTTTGAATGAGATTTACTGTAATACAGGAACAGTTGAAGTTTTGAAACAAGGAAGGGATATTTCTAACAAACCCATCCTTGTTTCAAAAATGAAATTAAAAGAAGCAACGACTACAACTACAGTAGAGGAAATTCCAATGGCTACAACAACAACACCACCTCCTCCTGAGGTTGAGTTGGAAAAGAAGCCAGAACTAAAAAAAATAACGAAAAAGAAAATTGTTAAGAGGAAAAAATAATGACTCAAACAGAAATGGAAGAAAAGCTCGAAGAAGAAGTTAAGGGTTTGAGTGCATATCTTGAAGGGGATGACTATACTAATGCTTGTAATGATGCAAGCAGAGAAACAGGATGGTCATTCCCGGTTTCTACTAATTTTAAAGTTCTATGGATGAAGGACAGAGCGAAAAGACATCTGTTCTTTTATCTCTTTTCTGAAAGTGCCCATAAGTTTAAATATGAGCAGATCAACCTTCAGAACCGTTTCGATCATTATAAAATAATAATTGAAATGATGGATAAATCTTTTGCTGCTGCAATAGAGGCAAACCCACAAGAGTTTGCTGATGTAGATGCTTATGAGCTTTTTGGTACCAGCATCTCAGCAGGATTTCAGTATGATCCAATAACTGGCAAAGACACAACATACAGTGATGATAATAAAGTTGTGTTTGCCCCAGGTGGAGAGGATGATTAATGACAATTGGTCCCGATATAAAAGAAGTTTTAGCCGAAGTAGGGGTTGGTTATACAATTCTTAGGGACTCAGGAAATGTTACAGGTGAATATTTATCATATAAACCTAATGCGCAAGTAACGAAGCCTTTTATTAGAGAATTCTTTCTTGAAGCTTCTTTGTCATACGATACAAAAATAGTTAGTGGTGATGTAATTCAATTCAACACTACAGAAGATAATTATATTATAATGAATAGTACACCTGCTTTATTTGAGAACACGGTTATTAAATATGAAGCGGTTTTATATAAAACAAATGTTATTGTTACTATTTTGAGACCTTCAGTTGTTCGGGATACTCAGACTTATTTAATGCGGACTATTTGGACAAGTATTAAAGCAGATGCAAAAGCTCTTTTTGCTTCACCAATGTTTGGGATTGATTTAGATACAAATGAAGAGCTTGGTCTAATAGGAATTGGTAATCACGAATTGTATATCCCCCATTCTTATGGTGCTCAAGTACTAGATAGAATCAGAATTTCATCAACAGAATTTTATAGAGTCGAAGTCGTCAAGAGTAGGCGATATAAAGACGTGGATGTTCTTGACATCGGAGAAGATGTCGCACCAACAACATCTACAACAACAAGCAGTACGACTACAACGAGTAGTAGTTCGTCAACCACATCAACCACAGCATAAGGAGTATGCTATGGGAAAAAACTTTTCTATTAAGGTGAAGTGCCCCTTATGTGGGCAAATGCTCGATGTTACAAGAGAAAGAGAAGAGATTTTTAATTGCTATTTTTGCGATAAGCCTTTAGTGTTTAAGGACAGTGTTCTTTTTCGCACACTTCTACCCAAAGGTGAATCTGTAGAAATAGATGGGAGATGTGTATTATGAAAATGCAATTATTTGTTCTTCCTTCTAATGCCCGAAATGCAGGAAGATATAAGACAATTTCCTCTTTTCCTTCAGAGTGTTTGAGCAATGCTTTATCCGTTCCTGATTTTAATGGAATAAACAACACTCCGAAGACAGCTCCTTGGTTTGGTGTGTTCTATGATAATGAATATATAGATGAAGCAGTAAAGAATAATTTAAAAACCTTCTTAATGACTATTGGAAATAATGCTCTTGTCCTCTTTAAAAAGAATTATATTTATCAGATAGTGGAGTTTATGCCAAGAATATTTAGAAGTGGGATTAAGTTGTCTGGAAACTTTGCAACAGAACAAAAGCTTCAATTTGAAAAAATATTAAATGGGTGGATTTGTCAACATGGCTACAAGTAATGTATATGTAAGATTCAACAAGCTTCATTTAACAAGATGGACTAATTCTGTTAATAAAATTGGTTCTATTTTGAAGTTGGAGAAGAACGATCTGCCTTATAGAAATGCAGTTGAATTCTCTCATTTGATTGTAGCAAATATAAGCACACAGAAATATGCTGCTGGCCATGCTCCACTGAACACAAAATATAAGGAATGGAAAGAACATTATGGAAGATCAGGTAGAGAGTTTTGGGCTTTATTCAATAAACTGATTCAAAGAATATCGGCTTTCAAAGTTACTGGTGGTTGGATGGGTGGAATAGAAGCGGGAATGAAAGTTGGAGGAACTTCATGGTTTGGAAAAGGGGATAAAGGCCATATTATAGATATTGCTCAATATGCAAGATGGCTTGAATTTGGAAGAAGAAATCAACCAGAAAGACCATTATTTCAGCCAACAACTGTAGAATACTGGAAAGAAGGATTTGTTAAAATGGGGGCAGAGTCTTTACAAAAAATAAGAGGAGCTTGGGGACAATGAAGGTTCTTGGAGTAGAAAAAAGAGATATTTATGTGGCAATAGAATTTGGACTCGCTGAGATGCAAAATATAGCATGGTTCTTTAAAAAAGCTATTCCACTATACGATAAGATACATGGAGACAGTGAGCAAGCAATCATAGCGGAAATTATTGAATTTGAGAGACAGTTAGATGTTGTAATTAAGGAGATTGAGAAAAATGGCTCTTGACCCAACAGCAAGAGAATCAAATTTTAGAGACAGTATAAAGAAATGGGGGGTAGATAATCTTGAAATCATAGAGAGTATCCCTTTGACATTTGATAAAGCTCTGTCTTCACCTAATATACAAGGAAAGGCAGTTCATAGATGGATTACATTTATTTTTGATACCATTAATTTAGGTACTATGTCGGAAATATCTCTTAGGATTTTTTGTTGCACAAGACAGGATAATGAAGGATTTAAACTTGCTCAGTTAAGAGACACAGTTATGGGTTATTTAGTAAATGATGGAACTGTGGGGGATGGACAAGTCAGAATTCCTTTTTATCGAAGTTATGCAAATCAAGCATGGACTCTTTTAGGAAGTCTTCTGGTTATAGATATTTTTGAATCAGCTCAATTAGAGGCTCCTGATGAAACGAAATATAAGATTTTGACTGTAAGATTAAAAACACCGTCGAAAATGTAGAGGACTTTTATGGACAGGAAGACTTTTGTTTATTGTGAAAAATGCAGGAAGAAGTTAATCGAAAGACTTCCCAATGGTTTATGGAAATTTGTTTTTGGAAAGAAAAGTGAATTATCTAAAAATCCACCAGTTAATATGATGATACATGGTTCCATTAAAATGAAGTGCATTAGAAGAACTTGTGGACATTGGAATGTTTTAAATTACTTTCCAAAAATTGAAACACTCTTAACCAATCAGCAAGAAGCTGAAGACTCTGGCAAAAATAAAGAAACACAAAATAAAGAAATGTGAGGAGGTGATACTATATGGCAACTACTGGTCCCACAACAAAAGATACCACTACTATAGCATTAGGATTAGCTCAGATAAGGATTGGTGCTTCTGCTGCGAATATTACTAAACAGCATCCTGTTCTTCTTGCTTCTGATTCTATTGGTGCTCTTGCAAATACTAAGTTTGTTGGTAATGCAGAGTTCTTTAAACTGGAATCTGGATACCCTATGCTTGAGGATGCAGTCTTCCCATTAAGGGAGTCTGCTGCTCTTGAATGTGCTTTTAAAGAGATGACTCCTTTTAACTTAGCACTTGCAAGAGGACTTGACCCTACAAATGCTCTGTATTCTGAAGTGCATACTGGGGCAATTAAACTTGGAACTTTAGCTGCTCCTGTTAATGTTCGTATGGAAGCCATCTATACTTATCCTGATGGAACAAATACAATGAACATTATTTTTCCGAGAGCGCAAGTATCAGGAGCTATTGAAATGGACTTTGCACCTGAAGAGCCTGCTGCTGTTGCTGTTTCTATTGAAGCAAAGAGAGCAGACAGCGAAGTTTCAGGAGGCAATGCATGTTGGGATGATAAACCGATTGGTCAGATTCTTTGGAATGATGGCTCTACGTTTACCACGACAACGACAACGACAACGACAACATCATAACAACTTTTTTCAGTCGCTCCCAAGTTGGGAGTGTTGGATTGAAACAGGAGAATTTAAAATGCCAGAAAAAAAACAGCACGATAAACGAATCAATCCCCGGATTAAGAATGTTGAAATCGGCATTCTTAATCTGAGGGAAATTAAAATCTATCCTTTATCTATGACAGACCAATTAAGTTTAACTGATTTAATTAATGAAGCAATGAAGTCTTTCTTTGAGTCGGATATAGATGTAGATGGAGAAAATGAAAATCTTATTTTTGTTTCCTTTATAGTAAAAACTATTCGAGATAACATTAAAAAGCTTTTGAAGTTTGTTACCCCTGATGAAAAACCAGAAATAGTGATGAAGGAAATAGATAATCATCAACTTTCCGAAATAGTCAAAATAGTTTATCAGGATAATTATGAGGTACCAGTAAAAAACGTGATGAGCCTCTTCCCGACGGAAAAGATTCAATCAGTCTTGGAGAGGCAGTCTCAGCAGTCTGCGAAGGATATAATTACAAACTTGAAGACTTCTACAAAAAAAGCTACAAAGAAGGAGGCTTAACAATTGAACAGATGCTTGTTCTTTTTGAGGATTATCAAGAAAGACAGATGCAGCAAAGAAGATTTCTTGCAGCAATACATGGGATTAATCTTGATAAGGAAATGAAGAAGCAGACAAAAAAACAGAAAGAGGATAGTGCATTTATGTTTGGTGACCCTAAAGAATATGAGAAAATGAATAAAGAAGAAAGAAAGAAAAAAACAGAGGAAATGATGGGAAAGCATAAAATTATGGTAGGGGAAGTAATGAGGAAGAAAAATGGCTGATAAATCATTAAATCTTGGTACTATTTTTACTGCCAATGCAACTCAGTTCTTTACTGAAATTGGTAAAATGAGAACTGCTTTAGGAACTCTCAATTCAGCTTATGCTCAGACAGGTACAGCAGCAAAGAAGGGTCTTGGGGCAATAGCTCCAGCTATTGATAAAACTAATAAGTCTTTTGATAAAGGGGGGGCAAGTGCATTAGCCTATAGCAAGCAGATAGGTAAAGTAGAAGGAGCTTTTCAAAGGACTGTTGCAGCAATGAAAGTCACTGCTTCTTATGGAATTGCGGCAACAGCTATTTTTGCGGTAACCAATGCGTTTAAAGCTGGTATTAAAGAGATAGTCGATTTTGATCAAGCATTGAAGAACTTGCAAGCTATTACCCAAGCAACAGATGCTGAAGTTATGGGCATGGGTGAAACGATTAAGCAAGTAGCTAAGACAACAAAATTCTCTACTGGTGAAGTTGCAGACGGAATGGTTCTTCTTGGACAAGCTGGTTTCTCTGCTACTGAAGCAATGAATGCAATGCAGGCAGTAGCAAATCTTGCAACTGGTACTTTGGGTGATATGAAGACAGTCACAGATTTACTTACTACAACTGTCCGGGCATTTAATCTTGATACAGTCGAATCTTCAAGAGTTGCAGACGTTATGGCAAATGCTATCAATAGGTCGAAATTAACGATTGATAAATTGAGAATAGCTTTCAACTTTGTTGGCGCTGCTGCTGCTCAATCAGGACTTTCTATTGAAGAAGTATCTGCCTCTATGATGCTACTTGCTAATAATGGTTTGAGGGCGAGTACAATAGGTACTGGAATGAGACAAGTATTAGCTCGACTGCTTGCTCCGAATAGACGTTTGAGAGAGGAGTTTCAAGCACAAGGGATTGAGCTTGATAAAATAAATCCGAAGACAGTTGGCTATCAAAATGCAATGAAAGAGCTTACTAAAGTTCTTTATGATGCAGAAACGAAAACAGTTGATATGGGAAAAGCGTACCAGTTATTTGGGTTGCGTGGTGCTCAGGCTGTTTCTGTTCTTGTCAAGGGTTTTGCTGGAACTGGATTTCAGAATATGCTTGATAAAACCTATGAAGTTGGAACCGCTTCAGATATGGCAGCGAAGCAGATGGAAGGTCTTGGCGTTGCATTTAAGAACTTAATGGATAGAGCAAAATTACTTTTTGTTAGTTTGGGAGAGGGGGGACTAACACACACATTAAAAGTTTTTGTTCAGATTTTAAAGGGGGCAACAATTGCAATTGCTGCTTTCTTGGAGAGTGGTATTGGTCAGTTGATTATAAGTGCCTCTGCTCTGACGGGAAGTTTTTACCTGCTTTTAAAGGGGATTGGTTTATTAATTCCTCAAATAATTAGATTAGGAAAAGTGATGCTTGTTGCAAGGTTGGCTACTTCTGCTTGGTTTGCTTCTTTCTTAAGTCTTGGCAAACAAATGGGATATATGACCGCTGCCTCGATATCTTTAGGGACAACAATAACAAAATTGTCACATCCTTATTTGCTTGTTGCTGCTGCTATTGGTGTTGTTGTTGCTGCAATAAATCATTATTTGGGAAGAACTCAGCGAGCAATTGATGCTACTATAAAAATGTCCCAACAATCGATAAGTAATGTACATGCTTTAAATGTGTATGGTGCTGCTATAGATTCGATAAATGAGAAAAGAAAGAAAGGGGCAAAAGTAGAGGGAGAATATATTGCTGTTTTAAAGAGATTGATTGAAGCTTACCCAGAGTTAGAAGGCGGGATTAAATTGACAACGGCTGCCCATGAGGAAAATGCCAGAGTTATAAAAGAAGTTCTTGGTAAAGAAGTGGAGAAAACAATTAAGCAGAATACGGAACTTTTGACCCTTTATGACAAACAGGCAAGACAGATAAGGATACTTCATGGACTATGGTTAAAGATGAAAAGCTTGAATCCATTCGAGGGAATTATTGATGGTCTTGTGAGTTCGATTGAAAAGATATCTGATAGTGGTAGTGAAATAGATAAAACTGGGAAGCGGTCTAAGAACATTCTTGAGGAACTGGGAAGAGGGTCAGAAAAGGCAATGGAGGTGGAAAAGGAAAGGTTAAAAGTTCTTGAGGCAACCGCTGCGGTAATGGAGAAAGCAGGTAAACCAGTAAAAACAATAATAAGAACTCTTGAGGAAATGGGAGGAAAAGAATCAGAGATAAGGAAGATAAGCGAGGCTTTTGAAGACCAAGAAATCACTTTAAAGGAACTGGAAAATAGATACAAGAGTACTGCGAGAAAGTCTGAAAATATTTTTAAGGATTTTTATGAAAATCTGGATGCAATGAGAAAGTCAGACTTTACTAAGGCAATGTCGGCGGCGGATAATGAAATTGCAGCAAACAGGAAGAAAGAGGAAGAGCTAACTGGGATTGCCAAGACAAGATATGATGTGGAAGCTGCTATTAGAGCAAAGCACCTTATGGAGTTTGCAGATGATGCCTATGAGGAGGTATTATCGTACAAAACCCTTCAGGATGAAAAGAAAAAGATTTTAGATAATTGGATACTCAAAGTCATAGAAAATTATGATAAGGAAACAATTGCAATACATAATGCCTATCAGAGGGAGTTGGAGGCTGCACAAGGCAATAAGGAAAAACTGCTCGAAGCAGAAGAGAGATTTAATGCGAAAATTGCAGCGGAGGCGGAAAAGAGAGCAAAAACAATTGAGGGGATACACAGAGCACACAATGAAAGAATAAGATTGGAACAGGCAAAACTGGTTGAGGAACTTAGAAAGATGCATGTGAAGATTGCAGAGGATATGGTATCCCAGTTAAAATCCAAGTTTGACACACTAAAATCAGAAATTGAAAAACTTATGAGTGATTTGAAGTCTCTTGACGACAGTTATAATGAAGCCATGAGAGAATCCAAGCAAAAGACAATGACTGAAGAGGAAAAATTTTATGATGATAGAAAAGAATTAGATCGTTTAATGAATGAGGCAAGAAGAACTAATGATGCTGATACTTGGAAGCAGGCTTTTGAGTTAGCAAAGAGTCTTGGAAGAGCAGTAACAGATGAAAATGGAAAGGTAATAAAAGACATTGAGGAAACAACTCGTTTATCTCAAAACCTTATGACTGAGATTCATGCGGAACAAATGAAACTCTTGAAGGAAGAAATTGCTACAAGAGAACAACAAATGGGTAAAATTAAAGCAGATATTACGGAACTTGAAGGATTGATAAAACAATATGGTGAGGCGGTTGATGAAGTAAGCAAAAAAGAACTTCTGTTAAAAATGGAAAAGGCGCTTGAGAGTATTGGTGCAGCACATAAAATAGTAACACAATTCAAGGAAAAATGGGATGAATTGAAAAGCAAGGTTATCACTCTTACTGTTAATGTAGTAAAAACCGGAAGTGGATCTGATGACTTTAATACAGGTCCCGATATTGTTCCAGAAGGAAAAACTGGTGGAATTGCAAAACTTCAGAGAGGAAGGAAACTGCCTGGGTTTGGTGGTGGGGATAAAGTAAGAGCATTACTTGAAGCAGGGGAATGGGTCATTAAGAAAGAAGCTGTAAAGAAGTATGGTTCAGCCTTGTTTGAAGCATTAAACAATATGTCGTTCAATATAGAAGACTTATTGGGGGGAGCAATGAAAAGGATGGGTGGAATGATTGCTCAACCAGTACCAGCAGTTGCTAAATATCAAACAGGTGGAGAAGTTGGTTTAGGAGGCAGTGCAAGAGGCAGTGGAGCAGGAAATACTTATCAGATAACTTTTGCTCCTCAGTTTATGACAGGGGATGCAATGGCTATGAGAAACATGGCACCAGAACTCAAACGAATACTTGAAGATTTAGACCATAGGTGGGGTCGATAATGTTTAATTCAAAAATAAAATTATTTACAAGAAACATTTTAGAAACTGGAACATTTACTGTAACAGGAGATGCAGATAGTGGCTATCCTGAAGCTCGACTACATGACAGAGAAATAAGTCTTTATTGGAAAGATGCTTCCGCAGATAAAGTGCAGTTCATTGTTGACCAAGGGGTTTCTCCTGTAGCTGTGGATTCTTTAATAATTAATAGTCACGATTTTGATGGATATTATATGGCATGGCAGTATTCTGATAACAGCTTCTATTGGGTTGATGCTGTGGAAAAGTGGATTCAAGATGGTAATTCTCAAATAGTTAAAACTTTTACAACAGCACTTACAAAGAGATATTGGAGAGTGGTATTGAGTGACACAACAATAACAACTACAACTACTACAACTACTACAACTACTACAACTACTACAACTACAGCTTAAAGGAGCAAAAGAA